TAGCCATTACCGAAGTTATAATCTGCTCCTTGCCAACCACCCCCACCAGAGTTAGTTGTTCCTGATACTGGAAAAAATGTTTTAGAATTATCACTTGGTATCGTACTGTCAGTATGTGTTAATGTTCCATTAACATAATATTTCATAGTTCCATTATCTAAATCTAAAGCATAACCATAAACTGTTCCTGTGGTGCTTATTATATCACTATCAGCAGTAGAACCTGATTGAGTATAGTTGTGATAATTCCCATTACCACCCCAAGTTCTTACATTTGCTGCACTAGAGTTAGGAGCATTATCCCAATGATTTTCATTTTCTATTGTTGTTGCTCCTGCATATTGTCCATAAGATGATGAACCAGTTATTTTTGCTTCCCAATACCATTTTCCAGTATTAACTCCTAAAGAACCTACTGAAGTTTTGCTATCAGCACCATTGATTGATAAATTTCCATTTGAAAAAGTATGATGAGTAGTAGTTAATGGATTCATAGTACAAAATACATTACTTGGACAATCTTCTGTTTTTGTAAGTGTACCACCACCAACTGTAAAGTTATTAGAATTAGTAGATGCGTCTGTTACTGAATTACCATCTTTTAAAATAAAGAAACCATTAGTTCCATAAGTTACACTAGGAGAAGTATTTATTTTCCATTCTCCAGTTGTGCTGTCTGTTGAGCCAAATGCAGATGGAGTATAAGCTGTACCATCTATTAAATGGATATGAGACATTGAGCCATTAAAAAACAATGCACCACTTAAATTTGCACCAATTCTGTGTTCATAAGTCCAATTTATATAAGTATCGTAGTTTTGATTAAAATAACTTGCTGAACTAAAAGAAGTTACTTGTTCTCCATTTATATACATTTTCACTCTATTTGATGCTGTGCCTTGAGTAGTATCAACTGCTAAAACTAAATGATACCAAGCAGAAGTATCTCTAAATACTTGATTTGTACCAAGAAATGAATCTGTTACTCCACCATTAGATGAGTAATGATAAAAAGCTAATGTGTCGTTTGAATTAAAATAACACTCAAATAAATTAGAACTATCTCCTTGAACACAAAATATTTTTTGTCCAGCAGCTATTTTACTTCTTTTAAACCAAGTTGAAAAAGTCCAAGTTTTTCTATTTCCACTACTTGATGGTGTTCTTGTTAAATATGTACTAGCCATTAGTTAAATTGTCCTCCACCTGTTGCACCGAAGCTAGATTGCAAACTAAAATCTCTAGTTACAAACTGTCCCTCAGCATCAGTTATTTTTAATGTAAATTGATATAAAACTGGTGTTGTAGAACTACCACCAAAATCACTTGTAGTTATTACACCACTATTAGATAAACTACAATTAGCTTGTGAATTATTTGTTAAGACATTTGTCGTTTCCGAAAAAGTAATTGCACTATCTGATGATCCTTGAACTGTAAATACAGTACCACTAAAGTTTCCAGCAATAGTTCCAAGAGAACCTGCTGCTGTTGAGAAACTTGGAGCAGTAGAAGCTGTTATAATATTGTTTGTTGATCTACCAGCAAGACCAGTTGGATTTTCAACTCTAACAAAATAGTTACCAGAAGCTAAAGTTACATTAACTGATAATGTTGTAGCATTGGTAAAAGAAACTGTGTTAGCATTTGTTATAGCTCCAGTAGAACCATTAACAAAAGTAACAGATGGTATTGAGGCAAATCCTGTCCCTGTAATACTTATCGTTGTAGCAGTAGCAGGTGCAATTGTTTGAGATACATCAGCTACTGTTGGTTTTGTTTCAGCAGCATCAACCCAAGTTAATTGATTAGTGTTAGAACCATTTGTGGCAAGTACCTGTCCATTAGTACCAACATTTTGTGGTAGTATTAAAGTGTATGATTGACCTGCACTATGAGGTGGTGCTTGAATACCAACTCCATGTGTGTTGACATGGCAATTGAGAATTAATTTACCATCAGCACTAGATCCATCACCTTTAACAACTAAAGCTCCATCTAAAGTTGATCCACTTCCAGATACTATGTTTCCAAGAGTTCTTGATTTAGACATTATTTAATTTTCCTTTATTATTTTAAATTTTGTAATGGCTAGATATTTCTACCTAGCCATTTAATTATTCAGCTTTTGGATTTGCGTCTTTAACTGCTTTAATGGCATCTTTCCAAGTAGTCGTACCATTAACTTCATCATGGTATTGCATATCTAATTGTTCTTGAATTGTTGGATATGCTTTTCCTCTTGGATTAATATGTGCATCTCTAGTTTCTATTTCAGTTGCTTTAGCTTCTATATCTTCATTAGCTATAGGTGTTGTATTAATCCAAGTAATTCCATCTAAACTATCTCCTAGAATTGTAAATTGTGCGTTTGGATTTATTTCTTTTATTGCTTTGTGATAAATTATTGACATTATGCTAAAATCTCCATTAAAGTTATTGACGAAGTTGAACGAATATCGTCATTGTCGTTTGAATCTCTTTTTGATCTATTGACTACAACAGCACCATTACTTGATGCGTTCCATTGATACATAGTATATTTAATAGCTTGTCCTGCTGAATAAGATAACCCAGTTGTAGAACTATCAATTACATTAAAACCACCATTTTCTTGTACCCAATTTGCACCACTTTCAGATGCACCTGCAACCATTGCTCTCCTTGTATTACCAGCAGCATTTCCCATAAATCCATCAATAGATGAATTTGATGCACCAGCAACACTTCGATATAATTTCAAACCATGACCTGCTGGTCCACCATCATTTGAACCAGTAGATATGTGACCCATTACTAAAATAGTTGAACCTGCTTTAGTTGGTGTAATTGTGCAGTTGTAATTAGTTATTTCTGTCCATTGGTTCTGTACTGCACCAGTAAAAGCATCTTTGTAAAGAGTATGCGATATTGCACCAATTTTTCCACCTGCGTCTGTTCCCCACTCTGGAGCAGTTGCACCAGAATTAATTTTAAGAACTTGACCAGCTGTACCTTTAGCTAGTCTTTGTAATCCACTTCCATCTCTGTAAAGTATATCACCTTGTGTTGTTAAAGTTGTAGCTACATCAGTACCATCTGTACCTGCTTCTGCCATTAAATTCCAATAAGTACCATTACTTACTGCATTTCCTTGTGATGCTAATATACAAATATAACTAGAGCCACCTGATGAAACTACGTCATCAACTTGATATTGAGTGCTATTGTTATAAGCACCTTTCCAGTTAAATTTGATAGCACCTAGATTTACTGTTGCCATATTTGTTTCCTTATATTGTTGCTATTAGATCGCCATTTGAGTCAATGCTAAAGGTAAAACCACTAGCACTAAATAAGACATCATCAAAAGTGGCGAAAGTTGAACTTGAGATGTTGTCTGCACCTTGATTAGTTGTTGTAACAATCAAGTTTCCATTGTTGTCTTTATTAAAACCATAAACTTCTGCACTTGAAGTGTTACCATATTCTAAAGCATTTCCTGCGGCATTGACTTTAAGTGCCTGTCCTGCTGATCCAATTGAGCTTAAACCTGTACCACCTCTAGCTGTTGCTAAAGTTCCAGCAGTTATGTTTGAGGCATTGATTGAAGCTACGTTAAAAGTACCATATGCAACTATTGAAATTATATCACCGACTGTTGCACCACTAGATAAAACAATCGAAGTTCCACTAGTTACAGTTACGTCAGTTCCATTAACCAACTTTGCTCCGTTTAAATAAACGTCTATGAATCCTGCGTCATAAGCAAGAGTCGTTCCACTATCATCTGCTCCTGTAAATGTTGTTTGTCCACCAGAGGCAGTATATTTAAACCTTGCCGCAGTACCGTTAACTGTAGAACCAGCTGCAGCCCAGCCACTTGATTTATAAACTTTTAATTCATTAGCAGTTGTGTCAAAGTACAGATCTCCAACATTAAGACTTGTTGTAGGAGCTGATGAAGAAATTCTATAAACTTCTGCAAAATTATTTATCGAAGATAAATTATTAGCTGCAGTTGTTACGTTTGCTGAGTTTGATGCAAGTGCATTTAATCCACTAATCCCTGCTAGTGTATTCATGTCAGATACAGTTTGAGAAGTACCTAAAGTGTTCATGTCAGCTATTGCATCACTTGTTCCAAGTAATCCAATTTGAGTTGATTTAGATGCAACAGTAGTTACCTCTGTAGCTTTTGGAACTAATCTATGAAAATTGTAAGTGTGTTGAGTAGTTGTAGATTCAACTAAAATACCAAAACCTGCTGGTAAAGATGCGTTAGCACCACAATTATTTAACGTAACTGTAGAATTACCAACTGTACCATTTGCAATAGTTACAACTCCAGAGCCATTTGCTGTATGTGAACTTGCAAGTGCTTGAACACTAACAATCGTACCAACACCATTATTTACATCAGGGTTTGTATTTGGAAAACTTGTTTCGTTTGCTATTGGAACAAAACCACCAACATCATCTACTAAATCAATAACCCTGTTATCTATTGCAGAAGTAGTAGCAATAAAATTATCATTACTAGTCCAAGATTGACCAGAGTTAATTAGCTCTGATGTATCTTTATTTAAAAATCTAGTATCAGCTGCGGACGTTGTGTAGAAAGTAGTATCGTTTGGCGTATGAGATGCTTGTTCTGAATTTGTAACG